TCAAATAATATCCTATTCTCCTTTTTAGAAAGCGAGGAAACATGAAAACAATAACATTAAACGTAAAAGGTACATCACAAAGTCAGTGGTCTACATTTGTATTAGAACTTAATCTAATGAAGAAAGCCTGGAAGAGATACGGGGTGGATGTAGAATTAAAAACACCAAGTATTAATAAAATAATATCACAAGGTACAAGCATTGGAGATAAACAGGCTAAACCTAAAAAAAGACTAAACCATATACTAAATATTTTTGGCAGATAATGGATATACTAGTTTTACAAGATGGTCTGTATCATTTGTATCCTGTAACCAAAGCAATGTTTCAAGGTGCAACAAGACCAGAAATTGTAGATTGTTTTAGTTTATGTGACATACTTCGAGAGAAGTTAGCTGTATACCTATCTAAAGAAAATCTCCACGTCATGAATAATGGAAGTGGTTACTTCTATGGTTGCATCTGTAAATAGACCTATCCAAAGAGAGAGTAATGGATAGGTTATTGTGGTGAGAACTTTAGCCTTAACACAATTTAGACACATTGTCAAATAGTAGAACTTTCTTTACAATCAAATCTAGTACACATCCTATATTGATCTACTGCTTCTGAACTCATTTCTTTTAATAAAATACTTGAGTAGTTATAACCAAAATAAATACATTCGTGATAAGTATTAAACTCTGTAATAGGAGTTGGAATCGGTTTGCAATTATTTCCTGGAATATTGCTACAAACTAACATTAATAAAATAAATTTTGTCATTGACTTTTTATATTAATCTCCTATATAGTCATTATAACTAAATGAAAGGTAAAGAATGACTGACATAACTAAATATAGAAATGTATCATTAACACACGATACATACAAGAAATTGATAGCACTATCTAAGGTATTATTACCGGATGCTAAATTATCAATAAGTAAAACCATACAATCAATTGCAAACGAGAAAGCGAAGAAATTAAATGGCAAACTCAAAAACGCGTAGACACTCTGGTATATGTCCAGACTGTAATGGTAATGGATACGTTAAAGCTATATTAGAAGAAGGTAGAGAACACATAGTCTTACAGTGTAAGACATGTGAATCGGAAGGGGAAATATATGTGGATGAGTCCGAAGTTGTTGACGTTTATGTTGATGATGATACTCCTGCAAGTGATGTTGGTAAGTTGCACTAGGGATTTGACTCCTAATCCATATACAACGGTAATAAAATATATGATAAAAGGAAATAATGAATAACCCAGTGTTTAAGTTAGATGTGCCATACATGGCAGGTTTGTTTGATGGTGAAGGAAGTGTTTATGTCAAACAAATTACAGAAAAAAGAAAAGGTAAAAATCCATGTAAAGTTTGGAAAATAAGAATGGAAATGTCTATGACAGATAAAAATGTTATGGAGTTATTTCACGAAACTTTAGGTGTAGGTACATTAAAAGAACGTAAGTTTAATAAAGAATACGCTAAAAATTGGAAACAACAGTATAGGTGGACTTGTTCACATAGACAAGCTTTATATGTAAGTAAACTGTTATGGCCATATTCTATTGTTAAATTACAAAAATTAGAAAAAATAATTAATCATTACGAACCTGCTTTGCAGGACCTAGATGATAATGTGGTTGATCTAGCATTAGAAAGGGAGTTAAGGGAATGAAAACAGCAATATTAGATGCGTTAGAGGCAAGATACGAAGCACAAATTTTAGAAGCAGATGCAACACTTAAAATTTATTTAGAGAATAGTGTAGGTATTGGAGAACATCCACAACACATAGAAGAAGTAGATAAACAAATAGAAAAGATTGCAAATGCAGAAGAAAAAATAAAAGTTTTACAACAATTTAAATTATAATGTTTGATAAAATAATATACGAATTTTTATATTGGATTAACGGTGTATCAACTAAGATAACATCATGGTCGTGGTGTAAGTTATATAGTGATAGGAGAAAAGGGTATGGCTACAGAAAAAAAAGATAGACCTTGGGATGGTAAGTCACGTCCTGTAGATGATAATTATAGAAAACGTTGGGATGAGATTTTTGGTAAAAAAGAAGAAGAAGATTTAAAAGATAGTTTTGAACAATCTAAACGTAATAAAAAAGAACATACAAATGATGAATGATGAAGATATAAAAGAATACCATAATATAGGTCAAAAACCTGGGTTAAAAAAAAGTAATAAATACAATTACATCAAAGGAAAACAGATCACGGATCAAGACACAGGAAAACGTGTTTATGAGATAGATAAATATAGACTTCCCAGTGTAACTACGATATTAGGAGCCACCAAAAATCAAGATTTTATAAAAAAATGGAAGGCTAAAGTAGGTGAACAAGAAGCAGACAGAATTAAGAATCATTCAAGTTCCAGGGGGACTGCCATGCATAAGTTTCTCGAGCACTATGTACTTGGAACTGGCATCGTTGATCTTACAAGGATTGGACAAGAGGCGCGTCCCATGGCCGACAAAATTATTGAGATTGGTCTTGCGCCGGTTGAAGAGTATTATGCGTCTGAAGTCACGTTACATTACCCAGGCCTGTACGCAGGTCAAACGGATCTTATATGTAGCCACAATGGTATGGAAACTGTTGTCGACTTCAAACAAAGTAACCGCCCGAAGAGGGAAGAATGGATTGAAGATTATTACATGCAGATTGCAGCATACGCCATGGCCCACGACTACGTTTACGGAAGTAAAATTAAACAGGGAGTTATCATGGTATGCACGCCTGACCTATATTACCAAGAGTTTAAAACAGAAGGACTTGCACTAAGACAGTGGAAGCATAAGTTTTTAAAAAGATTAGACATGTACCATGAGTTACAGTTTGATGAGAAAGAAAAAACAACACCAATGAAAGCAGAGGAGTTTACAAAATGAATGAAGAACCAGCAGCTAAAACAAGAGCAAGATTGAAAGGACAACAAAGTAGACACAGAGCTAAAATTGAAATTTTGAATGAAATTTTAAATTGGATCAAACTTGGTAAAAGTTTTGAAGATATACAACAACATTGTAGTCTCAGTATAGAGTACCATGATATGCAAGTAGAGGTTATCAAAGAACAAATTAGAGGTTTATTTATACCAGGAAGAAATGAGGAGGAGTTTAATGACAGACCAGACAAGATGGGGAATCCACGAAGTACAGACCAGGAATAAGGCTGTAAAGTACCAAAAGGACCTAGTAAAAAATGCCATGGCTAATGTAGTCAAGATGGATGAATCAGGGATCACGGATCTTATGATAGAAATTGAGGCCGAATACGAGCGAAAATATGGCCAAAAAGTGTCTAATAAAACAATATTGTAGATTAGAATAGTTCTAAGTACACCACTGTATATGTATGGTAAAAAAAATAAAAATAAAAATAAAAACTACTATAGAAAAAGTGTCTTTTGTGTCACTTTGATTATAAGTGTTGGTATATATAACTAATGTGTGCCAAAATGTTGTTTTAAAAAGTGTCACCTGACAGATTATTTTGTCACTTTAGTCAATATCTTAGTTTGCCTATGCGCGCGCGATACAAAATTCTGGTAAAACTGGTTTTTTTTAGATACATATACAAAATATGAAATCCAGAAAAAAATCTAGAATAATTGATAGTTACACAAAACCTAAAACTGTAAAACAACAGGTCAAGTTTCCATATAAACGTGTGCGTATAGATTGGATTGATATTATCACGGAAGGTGGTTGGGGTTCTGAACGTGAGTTTAAGAATATGAGATTAGCTACACCTGTAAGTGAGGGTTGGTTGTTTAGTAAAGATGATGATACTGTTAGAATATTTGCAGGCTATGATGTAGATGATGATGGGTCTATTACTTTTTCTGAGAGGTCTGTTTTTCCGACTTCTTGTGTGAAGAAGATAACGAAGGTTCATTAATTTCTTCTGGTAATGCGTCAACAACTTTTGCATTTAAAATCGGAGCGTAGTCTTCTAGTATTTTTTTCATTTTTAATTCTAACTCTTCCTCTGACATTTCCTCTAATTTACCTGTCTTTATTATTTTACGGTCTATGTATAATCCTGCGGCCATCCCTCTGTTTTTCTCAGCGTTGGTTGCAGCAGAAAAAGCATTCTTCTTCAAAGCAGCCTCTCTAATTTTACCTAGTTCAGCAACATGTTTGTCGTAAGACACTTCATATTTTTTAAGGTTCTCCTCTCGTAATGATCCTATATATTGCACAACAAGTGGTGAGAGTGTAGGGTTTTGTAGTTCAGATGCTTCTACTCTAGCTCGAGTCTTACTGTAGCCAGCAGCTATAGCAGCGTCTGCTCCTGTAGTTCTACCTTCATTAAATACTAAATATTCTGCAAATCTTTTTTGCATTTCTGTTAATCTTTTTGGAACACCCATATTGACATTTTAAGGTAACATTGTTATATTGTCAATATATGAAAGACGAAGATAAAACATACGAAAACGAAACAATAATAGATTTTAACAAAGCGAAAGATGATAGGGGTATGAATGATCTTGAACGTACAATAGAAAAATTGCGTAACAACATACGTGATTTGTTGTCTATGAACACACAATACAAAACAGAACTTGCAGATCAAATAGTTAAAATAAACAAACTAGAGCAAGAAATTACAGATTTAAAAAAAGAAAAATCAGATTATTATAATGCTAGTTAGAGATCTACAACAGATACTTGGAAACTTTACTGACAAGTTTAACAAAGGCATGGGTAAAGTTGAAGGCAAGGGTAATGCTATTATGTATGCTAAAGTCTATGTTGATACGGGCAATAACAGACTATCTGAAATAAAAAAAATTGAAGCACATGAAAATACTTTAATAGGTGCGACAGAGGGAATACGAGTTGTATTCAAACTAACACCACAAAACAAATCTAAAATAATTTTATAGAAAGGAGTAGATATGTTTGAACTGACAGAAGAACAAAGAAAACAATTATTGCAATACATGTGGACAAGACCGTATGGAGAAGTTGCAGCATTAGTAGCATTGTTAGCGTCGTTGAAGGATAAAAAGAACGACAGTGTTACCCCTAAAAAGTAAGTGGGTCCAGAGGCTAAATTATACAAAAAACTTACTAAAGAGTGGAGGGAGTTTACCTTTACAAGGCTTGAAAACATTAGCTTACTTGGTACTCCTGATTTGTTGGTCTACAATACTAATAGGCACTTTTTTACAATAGAGTTAAAAGTAACAAAAGGTAATAAACTTAAATTTAGTCCACACCAAATAGCTTGGCATTACAAGCATCCTGACAATACATTTATTATAGCAGAGGCCCTTGGTCCAAGAGCCGCTAATCGTTTTCATATGTACCGTGGTTCAAGAATCATGGAGCTTGAAGCTTGTGGCTTGGAGCTTGAAGC